GACCGCGGCGCCGAACGCCACAGGGACCACCTGGACGAAGCGATGGACCGCCTCAAACAGCGCGCGGCACACCCCCGGCTGACCCTGGGCCCCAAGGACCTCCGCCCGTGACGCGGTGCCCCTCCTGCAACTCTCTGGTCGTCTACCACGCCGGCGACAAGCTGAAGATCCGCACGCGGATGCTGGCTCTTTCGGAAACCGGCGCCGAGGTGGTCTGCCGCCGCTGCGGGGCCGACGTACCCATCGACCTGGCCCTCGGCGAGGAGCTGCGCAAGGCCCTCGGAGAGCTACCCAAGCGGCTGGTACTGCGGAACAGTGCAAAATCACTTGACGGACTGAAGTCCTCCACGTAGCCTTACAGACACCTACCCCAAGGGGCCTGACAGAGAGGCGGGGAAGTCGGAGGACTTGCCTTGGCCGCTGTCGGCACCAGCCACGAAATTCCGTTTCAACTCGAGCTGCCCATCAAGGTGTGGGAGAAGGCCGGCGAGCCGGGCAAAGAGCGTCGGATCGGCGGGCTGATTTCGACCGAGCACCAGGACAAGCAGGGAGAGGTGGTCCTGCAGCGCGGGCTTGATTTCAAGGACTTCCTGTCAAGCGGGTGGCTGAACGACAACCACTCGAAGGAGACAACGGGGATCGTCGGCTACCCGATCAAGGTCTCGAAAACCACCCACGAGGGCAAGCCTGCGACGTACATGGAGGGGTACCTCCTGCCGGAGTACGACCGGGCAAGCGAGATCTGGGAGCTCGCGCAGAGCCTGCAGAAAACGAATCGGCGCCTGGGCTTTTCGATCGAGGGCAAGGTCAAGCAGCGCACGGGCCGGGACGGAAAGACAATCGCGCGTGCTCACGTGACCAACGTGGCGGTGACCAATTGCCCTGTGAACACGATGACCGGCCTCGACCTAATCGCCAAGTCGATGATGGCGCTCGAGCACCACGGCGATGGCCGTGAGCCGTGCAGCGGCTCATGCCCGGCTCATGGCATCCACAAGGCGCTTGCCGCCGGCCAGGCGGTAGACGTACCGGCCGCGCCGGCCGCCGGCGACGGTTTCGCGCTGCGTACTGAGTCGCTCGAGGGCCCCGTCGACACCAAGAAGCGCAAGAAGAAGAAAAAGAAACGACTGTCCAAGGCCGAGGCCCTGGGCGTGATCCGACAGCGGCACCCTGGGCTGACGCCGGAGGCCGTTGAACGCATCTGGCATTTTGCCAAGACACAAGGAGCGTGACCGATGGCAGACAGACAGTTGAGCGCCGATGAGGCCGCGGTGGCCGTGGCCGACCAGGTACTCGGAAAGAGCGCCGGCGGGATGCCGACGTCCCAGATGGGCGCCGAGGGTGGCCTTTCGAGCAAGGCGCCGGGCAAGCCGATGAACAAGGCAGACGAGCAGAAATGCTCGCAGAAGTCCGACGACGGCGACGACGGCGACGAGGGAGAGGGCGACGAGGGAGAGGGCGACGAGGAGATGGAGAAGGAGAAGGAGAAGGCCCGCAAATCCGAGGGCATCGGCGCCGACGAGCTGATGAAGGCGATGGACGTGCTCGAGTCGACCGCCGAAGGTGTCGGCGGCGAGCCCGACCGGCGCGCCGAGCTCGCGACGAAGGTCGCGGACGGTACCATCAGCAAGGCCGAGCGCTCCGAGCTGTTCGAGCTGCTCGGTGGCCGCCCCGAGAGCGAGGTCGAGGGAGAGGGCGAGGTCGAGGTCAACAAGTCCTTCCAGCAGCTGTTCGCCTCCGACGATCAGCTGGCCAAGGACTACGAGGTCTCGACGTTCATCGAGCGGCACAGCCAACTCGTCGCCGAGAGCCTCGACAGCCTCCGCGAGGGGCTGTCGAAGAGCGCGACCGAACAGCAGGTGTTCAACCGTGCCCTGGCCAAGTCCTTTCGCGGCATCGGCAGCGTGATCGCCGACCAGCAGGAGATGATCAAGAGCCTCGCCGAGCAGAACAGCGCGCTCGCCGAGCGCCTGGGCGTGGTCGAGCGAGCGCCGAACCAGCGCAAGGGGCTCACCGGCGCGCGACCGATGCAGAAGTCGTTCGCCGGCGGCCAGCCGGCGGCCGGAGGTCTCTCGGAGGCGCAGATCACCGAGGGCCTGAACCAGATCATGGTCAAGTCGCGCTCGAACAACTTCATCGCGCCATGCGGTGAGCCGATCGATCGAGCCATCACGATGTACGAGACCGAGCGCAAGATCACGCGCGGGATGCTCGGTGATGTCGCCAACGAGCTCGGCGTTTCGCTGCAGCTTCAGTAGCAACCCGCCCGGTACGGGCGTTAACAACCGGCGCCATGGCGCCACAGGAGAAGATTCATGAACGGACACGTATCGTGGCGGGACTACGCGGGACTGCAGGGCTTCGGCCAGGCTTCCGGCGAGGAGGTTTCCGACTTGCGCAAGGCGCTCTCCGCCGGCCAGGACATCGGAGCTCCGGCCGTCGCAGCTGGCGAGGGCTTCCCGCTCCGCGTGGAGTCGTTGGAGAACACGCTCAAGACCGTGACCTACAAGATGGACGACGTCCGTCTGTGGTCCTCGGTCACCAAGCTCCCGGCCTACAACACGGTCGAGGAGGTGAACCTGCTCAAGGAGTACGGTTCGGGCGTGGCCGCGTTCATCGACGAGGGCGATCTTCCCGAGTCGGATGACTCGACCTTCGAGCGTAGCTACACGGTGATCAAGTACATGGGCACCACGCGATCGGTGACCCACGTCATGAGCCTGATCCGCCCGGCTCACGGGAACGTGATCGCGCAGGAGACGATCAACGGCACCGCCTGGTTGCTCCGGCAGCTCGAGCGCGCGCTGTTCTTCGGCGACTCGTCGATGATCCCGATCCAGTTCGACGGCGTTTTGAAGCTGATCCAGGACAACGCGCCGAACCCGAACCTCAACGTGCTCGACCTGCGCGGCAAGCCCCTCACCGAGGACTTCCTCAATGACGGGGCCCTGATCGTCAAGACCGAGCCCAACTACGGGCGGGCGACCGACCTGTACTGCGCCGACGGCGCGTTCTCCGATCTCGCCAAGCAGTTCTACCCCGCCGAGCGGTACAACGTGCCGACCTCCGGGTGGAACCAGGGCATGGTCGGCATGAACATCCAGGGCTTTTTCTCGCAGTTCGGCCCGATCAAGTTCAACCCCGACACCTTCATTCAGTTCGGCCCGTCCGCGCCGACCACGGCCACCGGTCCGACGGGCAAGCGCCCCGACACCCCGACCGAGAGCGTCGCTCCCGCGGCGGGCGCCGTCGCCGGCGGCGAGACTTCGCTGTTTGTAGCCGCCGACGCCGGCGACTACTACTACTCGGTCTCGGCAATCAACCGCTACGGCCGCTCCGCCGCCGTGGCGATGACCGGACCCGTGACCGTGGCCGCGGGCGAAAAGGTGACGATGACCGTCGCCGACGGATCGATCGCGGGCACCGCGTTCGAGATGTATCGCTCCGAGATGGACGCCGCCGCGGCCGGTTCCGAACGCTACTGCAACACGCAGGCGCGCTCGGCGGCCACCACGGTGCTGACCGACCTCAACCACGACCTCCCGGGGACCAGCAAGGCGACGCTGATCCAACAGAACCTCGAGTTCTTCTCGTTCAAACAGCTGTGCCCGTTCCTCAAGATCCCGCTCGCGACCGTGTCCACGGCCGTGCGCTGGATGCAGCTGCTCTACGGCAGCCCGACGGTGTACAGCCCCGGCCGCGCCGTGATCTACAAGAACGTGGGTCGCGCTCCCGGATCGAGCGGTCTCGACAACGCCGCACTGAACTCGCTGATGCACTAGCAGTAGCGAGGTAACCCTTTCCCCCGGATCGACGGCGTGTCGGTCCGGGGGGATACAGGGAGGTGACATGGTACGAGTCAAGCACCGCAGCCGGCGACGCGGCCTGGGCGGCGATCCCGGGACCATCTTGGTCGGGACCGGAAAGTACGAGATCGATGAGCAGGGCGAGGTCGAGGTTGAGGACCAACACGCCGCGGCCATGCTTCAGGGGCACAACTGGAGCGTGGTGAAGCCGAAGCCCGAGCCCAAGCCCAAGCCCGAGCCCGAGCCCGAGCCCGAGCCCGAGCCAACCCGAGACGAGCTCCTGGAGCAGGTCGACAAGCTCGGCTTGAAAATCGACAAGCGCCTCTCCGCATCGAAGCTTCAGCAGGCCATCGCGGCCGCAAAGGAAGGTGACAGATGAGCAGCAGCCAGCGCCAAACCCATCGCCCGAACGAGCTGGTAACGCAGGCTCAGTCCGGTGGAGATGCGTTGTTTTCGTTCAAGGTGACGATCACGGCCGATCCCGAGCCTGTGGCGTTCCAGGCGCTCGGGTTCAAGGACATGGCCGACGAGGACTATCGCGTGGTTCCCCACGGCGAGACCTCCAGCCGGGTCGTGGTCGACGAGAGCACGATCTCCAAGACCGGGTTCAACCTGATCAACGGCGTCGCGTCCGAGGTCGTGCACGTGATGGTGCACGGCAAGGTCGAGGGCACCCCGGAGGCGTAGATGAGCGCGATCTACCTGCGCGGTGGGCTGCCTCGTAAAATCAGCGGCAGCGCTGAAGTCACCCAATGGGATGAATTTCCCGTTTGTGGTGGTCAGGCAAATGCCGTGATCGTGCGAAACACCGGATCAACCAATCCTCTTTTTGTCGCCTTTGGCAGGGAGATGAAGGACGCAAACGAGGGTTGGGAGGTGGCAAAGAGCAGCGAAACCGTTTTGCTCCCAGCGGAGTTCGGTTCGATCTGGGTAAAATCTACTGGAGGCGCCACGACATTTGAAGCGCTGGTGTTTGTGCGTCGCGGCTAACAAAAATCGGAGGACAAGGTGAGAGTACGGCAATCGACCGACGGCAGGTCGCACAATGCACTGACGGTCGGCGTCAACGATCACCATCCCCGTCCGCGACAGGTGTCGATCGCAAACACAACGCAGTCCCTCCCCCCGGGCACTACGTACGATCTCGACATCGATCTCGGTCTCACCGGATACCAGCGTGCGCACGTGATGATCATGGGCCCGTGGCAGCCGACTGGCCCGCAATGGCGCGAAGCTGCTGAGGTTGTGGTCACTACCGATTCAGCAGAAGCACAAGGGTATTCGGTCCGCGATACCGGATCGTTTAAG